TCAATCCTGCAAAGAATATAGGGTGATATATGATTCCCATCGCGATCGTCAGCGGTCTGTTTGACATAGGTAAGAACCTGATCGATAAGCTAATACCGGACCCAGCGGCGAATGCTGCGGCCCAACTGGAGCTCATGCGCTTGGACCAGAATGGTCAGCTGACGCAACTACAGCTTCAGATGTCCGCTATTCTGGCAGAAGCTAACAGCACTGACCCATGGACTTCACGGGCGCGCCCTAGCTTCCTCTACTTGTTCTACGGCATCGTGGTCTTCATGGTGGTGGGGGCCCCTATCCTGGGCCTCTTCTTCCCAACGAAGATGGACCTTTTGTTCATGAATGTGAACAAAGGCTTCAGCGCAATTCCTGTAGAACTCTGGTATACCTTCACCGCTGGCTATCTGGGGTACAGTGGCTCTAAGACCATTGAGCGCGTTAAAGGAGTTAATAACCCCGGCAAGTGAACTCACCATAGTGAAGAGCCCATGCTTCATCCCTAGCCTCAATAGCCTCTTCAATAGTTTCGTAATAGCCCACGTGAGTGGGCTTTTTATTGAGACGTATATGCACCACCCATTTGCCGCAGTGAGGGCTTATGCCAGTATGACCACTAGTATTAGATTTCATCGCTATTATATTTCTAGCGTTTTGTGATCTTGTTCCTAATCTATGATTAGAATCAAGATTATTAGATCTGTCACCGTCTATATGGTCAACTTCTAGACCATCTGGTATGGGCCCGTTCCTAAGTATCCACATTAGTCTGTGGGCTTTATAGTTTGATCTTTGAAATGTGAGCTGAATATACCCGTCACTTCCTAGGCTACCTGCTCTATCTATTTTTATACCTTTCCCTCTCTTCTTCCACTTTAGATATGATCCCATATCTGTAAACCATTCTTGAAGTAATTCTTGACTTGGGTGGGGCTTTACTTTAGACATGATTATTTACCAATGCTAAAATATTAGTTTATACGGTGTTGTATGTTCTGCGCAACTGCTATATACTAATGCCACCTACCTCCTTTGTACGCCGCTAACCGGCCTCTACATCAGGCTAACCCTCTAGACGGAATAGGCAAATAATCACTTTCTAGAGGAACGCCATTATGGCCTTCGCTAACGTCTCGGACATCATCGCGACAACTATCGAGAAACGCTCTCGTAAGATCGCTGATAACGTCACCAAAAACAACGCCCTTCTGTCGCGTCTGAAACAGAAAGGTCGCACCAACACTTTCTCCGGCGGTCGTTTGATCTACGAAGAACTGTCCTTCGCGCAGAACGGTAACGCTGGTTTCTACAGCGGCTACGACTTGCTCCCAGTGACGGCTCAAGACGTGATCTCCGCTGCTCAATTCGACATCAAGCAGGCTGCCTGCCCAGTCGTTATCTCTGGCCTGGAAATGCTGCAAAACAGCGGCCCAGAACAGATGATCGACTTGCTGACTGCTCGTATGGACGTGGCTGAAGCGACCATGATGAACTTGGTCTGCGGCTCGCTCTACGGCGACGGCACTGGCTACGGCGGCAAGGAAATCACCGGCTTGAATGCCGCGCTTCCTGTCACCCAGACCGGCACATACGGCGGCATCGACCGTGGTACTTGGACCTTCTGGCAGAACCAAGTGTCCAACCCAGCCAACAAGACCACCTTGCTTGCTGACTGGAACACTTTGTGGGCCAAGCTCCAACGCGGTATGGACCGTCCTGATCTAATCATGGTGGACAGCTTGGTGTGGGGCGCTTACGTCGCCGCGCTGCAATCTATTCAGCGCTTTACCGCAGCTGACGGCGCTGGCTCGGCTGGCTTCGGCTTCCCTTCCATCAAGTATATGGACGCTGATGTGGTCCTGGATGGTGGTATCGGCGGCTTCTGCCCAGCGAACACCGCGTTCTTCCTGAACACTAAGTTCATGAAGTTCCGCCCACACGCACAACGCAACTTCGTCGCTCTGTCGCCGAACAAGCGCTACTCGATCAACCAAGACGCCGAGGTCCAGATTCTGGGCTGGGCTGGCAACCTGACTTCGTCCGGTAACCAGTTCCAAGGTCGTTATCAGGCTATCGCATAAGGGGGCTGTCATGGACTTTATTATTGGCATCAACCCAACCCAAATCCAGGCATCCACTGAGATTCCTGCGTTCAAGTTGGGTCAAACAGGCTGCGTCACCGACAACTCCACTGGTGAAGAACGTGTCTACATGTTCGTCAAGTTCACAGAGCAGCCTACTGGTGTGGGCTACCTGGAACTCGTCAACCCGTTGACATTCACCTGCACTATGGTGACTTCCACTAACGCCTTGTTGGCGGTGGGCTTCCCTATCGGTTCTGCGGTGTCTCTGCCATTGGCTGGTGGTTTTGGTTGGATCCAAATCTACGGTCGTAGTCAGGTTCGTGCAACGGCGGCTATCGCCCTCGGCGCGCAGACCAACACCACCGCAACAGCGGGCGGGGTCAGCAGCACTTTGACAGCCGCCACCACTGCGCAGATCTCGGGGGTTGGCGTTACTACCCTCACCGGCGCGGCGGGCACCACCACTGCTTGGCTCAACTATCCAATTGTGTTGAAAGCGCAGCAATAAGATCAACCAACGCCAAGGCCCCAAGGATGGGGCCATCTTTTATAACTAGATCGTTAATCAACTATAGGTGCTGAGATGGACGTATATGATGGTAATGTCGACCACTTCGAGTCTCGCTACGCTGGTGATCGCAGTGTGTTCGCAAAGTTTTATTATATGCCTCGTAAGGATGAGGAAGCTTCAGCGCAGGCTGGGCGGCCCATTTTCAAAGACGTGGTATTCGTTGAAATCATGGTGGCTGGTGATGCGAATAACGTCATCCGTCGTGAGGCAAGCAATCTCGATATTGATCGCTTTGCCAAAGTTTATGAACGCTTCATGTCTGGTGCTGAAGAGCAAACCATTGGTACTCCACTGACAGAAGTGCCGTGGATCACCAAGTCGCAGTGTGAAGAATTGCTGTATCACAAGGTGCGCACTCTGGAAGCATTGGCGGGCCTTAACGACGAAGTTTGCGGCCGTATTCCCGGCTTGTATAGCCTGAAGAAGAAAGCCAACGAGCACGTCCAAAAGGCTGATGCAGCGGCCCCAATCGAACAACTGTCCAAAGAGAACGCCGATCTCAAGGAACAGTTAGCGGCTATGAAGCAGAGTATGAGTGACATGGTCACGTCGTTAGCCGAGCTGAAAGCCAAGAAGTGATTTCGGGCGCTTTGCCCACTGGGCTATAGGGAGGCACCCCCGTAGTCCAGGATTTCTAGGAGAGTACCATGCCAATCACAGCCACTGCGCAGCAGATTCTAACAGCCGCTGGTCAGCAGTTGGGGCTGGAGGTCGGTACAATCGGCACGCTTCAAACTGGCCAGACTGGCGATCAGGCTCTGGCCCTTCTTAACAGCCTAGGCGACGATCTTGTAAAGGTCTACGACTGGCAATTCCTCATGTTCACCAAAGATATCCAGGGCGACGGGGTAACATCTGCCTTTGCCATGCCCACGGATTTCGGCCGCATTGTCAACCAGACAGAGTGGGCCAAGAATATGAAGCGCCCGATGCAGGGCCCATTGACTCCACAACAGTGGGGATGGACTCAGTACGGAATAGTTAGCGTTGGGGTGTTCTTCCGCTACCGTATTCTCCAGGGCAAATTCACCATCTTCCCTACGCCATCCGCGACTGAGAAGTTCAGCTTCTTCTATATCAGCAAGAACTGGGTCTATGATCCTATCGGGCTGGTGTACAAGGACGCTATCACTCTTGGGACTGACGTGCCAGTATTCGATCGTAGCCTGATGATTACTGGCCTCAAACAGCGCCTATGGGCCCAAAAAGGGTTTGATACGAGCGTGCTGAGCGCTGAGTTTGACTACCAATTGGCGGCCGAAAAGGGCCAGAATCAGGGTGCTTCTGAGATCGCCTTGGCTGGCAATATCGACACGTTCTACCTAAACCCGCTCAATAACGTCATGGATGGGGGGTGGAACTAATGGCTACTCGTCCTAAGCAGCGAGTTTCCCGCATTGCCACTCTTGCCGCCCCTACAGGCGGCATTGACGATACTAACCCCATCGCTGGCATGGATCCTCATTACGCCATAGAGATGACAAACATCTTCCCTCAGAACTCGTCATTGCGGGTGCGCGCTGGGTACAAAGAATGGACTACAGGACTCCCATCCAGTGCGAAGAGCTTGCTGCAATACTCAAGCCAGAACTCTTCTACTGACAAATTATTCGCCTGTACAGACGCGGGCATGTTCGATGTTACTGCCCAAGGAGTGGCGGGGGCCAGCGTAAGGACTCTGACCAACGGGCGCGTAGACTATGTCATGTTCGCTAATACTGCGGCCCAGTTCATGGTGGTAGTGAACGGATCCAGCGAGAACTTCATGTACGACGGTACGACTTACTATCCTATCGTCTACAATGCCACACCTACCACACCCGGACAGATTGGTGGGATGACTTCGCCCCAGAACTTTACTCAGGTATGCTCTCATAAGCGTCGTCTATGGTTCGTTGAAAAGAACTCTACAAACGCATGGTATCTACCTACAGACGCCGTGGCTGGAGCTGCGACCCAGTTCCTTATGGGATCTATCTTCAAGCTCGGTGGGTACTTGTTGAATATATTCAGCTGGACACGCGGCGCCGGTAACGGTATTGAAGATATCTTGGTGTTCCAGTCGTCCAATGGTGAGCTGGCCGGGTACTCTGGCAGCGACCCGTCTTCGGCCACCACTTGGTCCCTAGAGGCGGTGTTCTTCATCGGGGCCCCACTGGGCGATCGTACCTTTACTGACCTTGGTGGGGATATAGCTCTTCTCAATATCTACGGCGTGATGAGTATGTCGAAGATCGTTGGTGGTACTTCCTCGGCTGGGGATACCAACGATACGCTGTCTAAGCGAATAAGCCGAACGATTAACGAATTGGGTCAGGCAACTAATTTGCAGCCTGGATGGGAACTAACATCAGTCCCGGCGTTGCAATATCTTGTTCTTTCCGTTCCGGCTACGGCCAACGCCCCTGCTATACAGTATGTGATGAATATGCTGAATGGCTCTTGGACTACCTATAATCTGCCTATGCTGACGTGTGTGCAGTTCCATGAGCGTCTGTACTTCAGCGACACAACTGGTCGTGTATACCTATACGGTAACGTGTTCCAGGACGGTATTCTGCTGAACGGCACTGGCGGCACGCCCATCGTATCTGGCTTCATGCAGGCGTATAGTGACTTCGGTGATCTTGGTACTGATAAGCATTACAAAGTGGTACGTCCTATCTTCACATGCTCGGTGCGTCCATCATATACAGTCAAAGCTAACGCCGATTATGGCCCCACACGCCTAGCGTCATTACAGACTCCGGGCCCAGTAACAACTCAGGCCACTAACGTCTGGGATAACGCGATATGGGACTCTGGAGTGTGGGCAGAGGGTCAAGTAAGTTTCTATGAATGGGTCGGTGTCAGTGGTGTGGGGTATAGTGCCGCCCTGCTCTTAAAGATGCGCACGTCATCTGATACTGAATTTGTCGCTTGTAACTGGGCCTTCGAACCTGGAACCGCGCTATGAAAATGATTCATTGTTCAACAATGGCTATCCCCCTTCTATCGAAGGCGCTTGGTGTTATGCCCAGTAATGCCGCGCAGGCAATTACTTGCATTGAAAATGGGGATGTTATTGCAGGCGTGATATATGACTGCTATAATGGGGGCAGCATCCAGGCGCATATCTGGATGGATGCTGACCATACCCCATCTAAAGAATGGTTCGCAGCAATTTTCGACTACCCGTTTAATCAGCTTAAAGTAAAGAAGATTATCGGGCAAGTTCGGAGCAATAATCTAGAGGCTATTGCCCTAGACGAGCATTTCGGGTTCATCCTTGAAGCGATCATAGAAGACTACTATGAAGAGGGTGAGTCTCTAAGAGTCTACAGTATGCGCAAAGAGCAGTGCAGAGTCCTTAATTCGCCAGCTTGGCGCAAAGTTATTAAACTAGTTTCTGGAGCATAATCATGGGCGGCGGAAAGAGTGGGTCCAAGGCTAGTACCCCTGACTATGCTTCGCTAGCGCAGCAGCAGGGCCAGATAAACCAACAAACGGCTCAGCAGCTAACAGCGGCCAACCGACCTAATCAGGTGGACGCCTTTGGCAACTCCATCACTTGGTCCCAGAACCTATCTCCTGAGCAGCAGGCGCAGAAGGACTCTCTTACTGCTCAGTTGGCAGCGCAGCAAAAGCTGAAGTCTGATAATGGGTGGAGCGGAGGCATTGATGATGCCATAGCCAAGACTCAGTCTGACTTGTCTGGCCTACAGGGTACTTGGACCCAGAATCAGAATCTGAATCCAGAGACCAAAGCGGCGTGGGACAAATATAACTCAGATACAAATGCTGCGACGTCCAAGTACGGTGACATTCTAAACAACTATCTGAAGAACTATAACTCAACCCCATTCAGTTCTAGCGCCCAAAATGTCAAGGCGTATAACGACCCAGAGTTCAACGGTAAAGATGTCGCGGATGCTACCTATAACTCTGTTATGGATAGGGCCCTGCCCCAACAGCAAAAGGATAGCGCCGCGCTGGATACTCAGCTGCGTCAACAAGGGCTTACTCCAGGTACTGAAGCATATAACAACTCCATGCAGAACTTGATGAAGGCTCAAGGTGATGTAACAACGCTGGCCTCTCAGAACGCTACTATCGCTGGAAACCAAGATGCTCGGGCCAAATATGCCTCGTATCTTAGCGGTAACTCGGCCCAGTACGGGCAAGATCAGAATACTTATCAGGTCAACCAGAATACCCCGCTACAGCAACTCAGCGGGATGGCCGGTATTGCTGGCGGCACGCCGTATACCCCAACCTATACTGGCTTCAGCAGCGCTACGGGCTACAATCCGACTGATCTGGTGGGGGCTGCTCAGGCTACGACTGCGGCTAACCAATCAAGCCGGAACTCTAGTAACTCTAAGAAGGGTAGCACACTCGGCGCGGCGTCTAGCCTCGGTGGTTCGTACTTGGGGAGCAAATAATGGCCGACTATACTCAGATGGCGAATGCGCTTCGCGCGCAGCGCGTCAATGCAGATATGCAGCGCCGCCAACAAGCTTCTCAAGGAGGGGCCGCAGTGGCGAACCCCGGTATGCTGGGAGTTTCGGGCATGGGGGGTAACTCCACTACCCATAGCGGATTCAGCGCATCGCCATACCAAGATCAAGGCCAGACGTCTCAGCCTAGCATGGCGAACAGCGCCATGGATCTCGCTAAGACGTACAATAACGTCTCTCGCGGAGGCCTTAACAGAATGATCAATGGTTCGGCTGGAGATAGCTCCGGCGCGCTTGGCACGTCGTACGCTGGTTCTGGGGCTCCAGGCACTGGGTATCAACTCGGCGGGGCCCTGACGTCTGGCGGGGCCACTGAAGGTCTGGGGTCGTCTTTGGGAACCTATGGCGGGTATCAAGGAGCGGCCAGTGCGGCCCCGGCCACCTTTGGCACACTGGGAAGCACCACCGCAGGAGGCACTGGAGGCTTGCTAGCGGGCGAAGGCGCAGCAGGCGGGGCAACCCTAGGGGGCAGTAGCGCGGCGGCTGGTGGCAGCACAGCGGGGGCTGGCCTTATGGGCTCAGCTGGCATGCTGGGGGGTCTGGCTGCTCTGGGCTACCTTGGCGACAAGGAAATGAACGAGAACAAGGGTAGTATCATCAATGCTGATAAGCTCAATGATGCTGGCTCTATAGGCAATAGCGGCATAGGATTCCGTATGGGAGACTTTGCTAACGGCTTCAACCCAGCCACTTGGCTGAGTGATCCTAAGAAGGGCGCCAATGGCCTTCTCAATGGGTTCACTTTAGGCTTCTGGGATAAGATCTTCTAAGGGGTATATCGTGGATAACCAAATGCTCATTGATCAATTGCGTCAGCGCAATCAGCTACAGCAGCAGGCTACTCAGGCCCGAGCTGATCAGCAGACTTACGCTAACACGATGCCCCAGAACTCTCAGCCAGTGGTTGGATCGCCTGGCTTCACCACGAATATCGGGGGCCATATGGCCCAGATGCCGGGAGAAACTCAGGTTAACTACGGTGATATCGTAGGGCGCGGCGTGGCGAACTACATGTCCGCCAAGGCTGGCAAAGACGCTATCTCCAAAGAGGCTGCGGTCAAGGATCTGAACACTCAGTTCATGACTAGCTCGTTGCAGGGTGACGACGTAGCGCAGAAGTTGTTCGCGGGGGCCCAAGCTGGCATCCCAGGGATGGCACAGGCTCTCACTACCCATCTGGCCCCAAAGAAAGAGGCTATGGGATCGTTCCTGCAATACCTGCAAAGCGAAAACCCTAGCCCAGACATCGCTGAGCAGGTAGCCACGAAGTTCGGTGTAGATCCTGCTATGGCCCGCAAAGCCAGCGAGATGCAGAACACCTTCGCTCAGCAGAAGCGGGATAATACAGTTGCTCAGAAGTCTGATCTGCTCACTCAAAAGGGCCAGCAACAAACTGATCTGCAACTACTCAAAGGATCGCAGCAAGAGAAGATCGCAGGGATCAACGCGGCTAACAAGCCAGTGCGTGAGACCGAACAATCTAAGCTTACAGCGCGTCAGCAGGCTAAAGCTAAGGAAGATCTTCTGGGGTCTCAGGGTGACATTGAGGACGTTAAGCACGTCATTGAAATGGCGCGCAACGCCAAGTGGAATCCGCTGAACATGGGTCTGGCACCCGATGCCATCAACCCTAACGGTGTCATGGCGAAGCAGGCGCTTAGTGGCTTGACTCTGAAGGCTATGGGCAATAAGCTCGGCGCCGGTATTTCCAACGCCGACCGTGACTTTATGCAGGCTGCTCAGGTCAACTTTGACAAGGGCAATGTAGAGACAGCCACTGCTCAGCTGAACCAAGTTCTGACACGTCTTAACCGTGAGCGTGAGAAGAATATGCGCCTCAGCGGCCAGGACCCAGCGCAGGGGGCCCCTGATATGACCAACGCGCCTAAATCTCAGTATGACTACCCTAGTTCTAAGAACCTCCAGCAGAAGTACGGCAAGCAGCCTCTTCCGCCTCTTGATGATATCATTAAGGAGTACGGGGAATGAGCTTCGATCGCGCCAAGGCAGCTGATCTTTATGAGTCGTCTATCGCGGCTGGATATCACCCGGATGCTGCCAAGGCGCGAGTCGGCTATTACGTTAAAACTGGCGAGATCCAGCCTGATCCTACCGAAAAGGTATGGGGTCGCCAGATCAACCAAGAGTCGGGCGGCAAGCAATCAGCAGTGTCCTCTAAGGGCGCCACTGGCATCGCTCAGGTAATGCCAGCAACGGGCCCAGAAGCCGCTGATCTAGCAGGTTTAAAGTGGGATCCAGTTGCATTCAAGAACGATGCGGCGTACAATGAAGCAATTGGTCGCGCCTATATGCGCAAACAGATGGACGACTTCGGCGGGAACACTAACGCGGCGCTCGCAGCTTATAACGCTGGCCCCGGTAGAGTACGACAAGTTCTGGCGGGTAACGCCACTCTCCCTGATGAAACACGCAATTACATCAAAAGTATAGCTGATCACGGCTATACTGAACAGGCGCCATCGGAGCCCGCAAAGATGACCAAGAATGACCAGATCAAGGCCATCTATCAAAAAGTCCAAGAGGCTGGCGGCTCGCAGGAAGACCTACGCGCAGCACTAGATAATGCCTTTGGCAAGCGCCCAGCGCCAGTACAGGCGCCGCAGCAGGCCCAGCAAGCGCCTATGCCCCAGCAAACTGACCCTCAGCAGCAAGCGCCTATGCCTCCTCAGCAGGGGGCCCAGCCGCAGGATCCAACCTGGACGCAGAAACTCCAGAATGATATTGAGCAAGTGCATAATACTCAGCCCGACGCCGCTGGCATGGGCCGCAGCCTGCTCGGCACTGTACAGGGAATTCGCAAGTTATACAATCAGGCTACTGGTGATAAGGGCACAGTTGATCAAATCAACGCCGAGAACCAGCACGCTAATGATTATTGGAATAAGACCGACGCGCCCGGTAGCGGCGTGAGCGAATCTGATATCGGGCGTTTCTTGGCGGATTCTGCTATATTTGGTGCGGCTCCAGGTGGTGGCGCTACGCTGGGGGGTAAGGTGCTAGCGGGTGCAGGCACGGGCGCTGTGCAAGGGCTTGTGCAGCCCACCACGGCAACCGAGAGCCAAGGGGCTAATGCCGCCATAGGTGGGGCGGTTGGCGCCGCCCTGCCGCTCGCTGGGGCGGCTGTGCAAAAGGTCATAGGGAAGCTTGACCCGGCGCGTGAATCCATTGTGAATAAGCTGCGCACTCAGGGCATAGATGTCCCTCAGGGCGCTAAGTACGACGGCGTTCTCCCAAACATTCTACAGCGCGGCGCTGGTGACACACTGCCAGAGGTTGGAGCTGGGGTCAGCAGCAACTTGGCTGCCAATATCGGCGCGCCCGGTAAGACACTGTCCAACGATGTAATTGAGAACCAACTCTCTAACATCGGTGGAAAGATTGGGGATTTGACCAAAGGCCTCACAGCGGCCCCTAGCAAGGATTTCCGTAATAAGATCCTAGATGCTGGGCAAGAGTACTTGAGCAAGGGCCTGGATACTAGCCCCAACGATCCTGTGATGAAGGCGGCTGATGATCTACTGCGCCGCTCTCAGGCTCCTATGACCGGTGAAGAGGCACAAGCGCTACGCTCTCAGCTCAGCGGGCTTGCCACCAAAGGCACACCCCAGGAGAAGACGGCTTATCGCACCATGCGCGACGCCATAGACGCTCACATCGGCGCAGAGATCCCAGCTGATCAGCAGGGGGCCCGTGCTGGGCTGAATGCTCAGTATCGTCTTGCCAAGGTTCTGCGCGGCGGCAAAGGTGTTGGATCCGAGGGCATGGGTGTTAACGCGCTGAGCGCCAAGATCGAAACGGCTGCCAACAAAGGCGGCGTGGATGCCGCGACCCGCGAGCTCTTGCAGAATGCTGCGAGCGTAGCACCACGCGCTAAGGTGGGAGTGGATGAATCGGCTGCTAACTATGGGGCCCGAGCCATTGGTTCTCGCGGGATCATAGAGGCTATCCTGCGGTCTCTTCCAGAGGCGGGCAACTTGCTGACACGCCGGGGCATTCCTCAATCAGTAGTAAACTCGCCAGCGGTGGGCAAAGCGGCCACTGACTCAACCCGTAATGCCCTTCTTCCAATCCTCTTGCGTATGAATTCTGGAGAATAACATGCCTCGTGATATTTTCGGCAACTATACATTGCCAGCGCTTAACCCCGTGGTAACAGGCACCACTATTTCCAGCGCGTGGGCTAATAACACGCTAAATGACATCGCTACGGCGCTAACTGCCAGCCTGTCCATTGATGGCTCTGTTACTACCGCCAAGCTGGCGGATAACTCGGTTACGACCAACAAACTAGCCGCCAATGCCGTGACCACCACGGATATCTTGGACGCTAATGTCACGCTTCCTAAGATTGATCAGAACTTGATGCAGGGGATTTCGAACCCCAACTATCTGGTAAACGGCGCCATGCAATGGTACCAAGGTGGCATCACGTTCACCTCTGGCACGGGGGCCCGATACGTCGCTGACCAAGTGTGCGAGAAGAGTGTTGGGACTACTTATACCTGCAACCGTATCGCGTTCACTCCGGGCACTTCGCCGCCAGTGCAGGATGCTCAGGCGTATATTGAGACAGTAGTCACTTCTGTTAACTCGGCGGCTAACTACTGCAACCTGAATTTCCCCATTGAGAGTGTCAGAACTCTTGCTGGGCAAAGTGTGACGTTCTCATTCTGGGCCAACGTGAGTGTGAACAACGCCATAGCGGTCAGTGTATTGCAGAACTTCGGCACCACTGGTTCACCATCAACAGCAGTTGAGACATACATTCAGCAGATATCTTTGGTGGCCGCTTCAGGTTGGGCACGATATTCTTGCACGTTCACCATGCCTTCTGTCTCCGGTAAGACTCTTGGCACTGACTCATCGTCTGACTTCACCTGCATACGGATTTGGATGGACTCCAACACTGGCACGTCCTCGCTTACTGGGGCCCTTGGCCAGCACTCTGGAACCTATCGTTTCTGGGGGGTTAAACTGGAGGCGGGGTCCGTAATGACTGCGTTCACAATACCTGATGTATACTTGGAGCAGCTACGGTGCTATCGCTTCCTTGTCAACCGTGAGAGTTCCTCTGGCTTCCAGCCTCTGATCTTCTCTGGTAACGTCACAAGCGGTCAGCTGTACTATTGTCATAGCATTTTTCCGGCTCAAATGAGGACAACGCCTAGCATGGTATACGTTCAGTTCGGGACTGCGAACTTAGCTACTGGCACGGGGACATCTAGCCCTTGGGGCACAGAACTATCTCTGACGGCTACTGGCACCGGGGCGGCCATTTGGTCTGGGGCCTTCGCGGCCGACGCGAGGTATGTAGTCTGACAAAGAAAAGGCCCCTAATTAGGGGCCTAGTTCTTAGATCTTATTGGCGCCGGGGGAATACAGATCCATCACTTTCGACTCAATAAGAAGCAAGTAAGCACGCAAATCAGCAATATCATCAAGAATACCGTCTTCAGCACTATCATGGCACGCCTCGAAGATGTCGTAACCTTTGGCCTTACATTGGTTCTCAATGCGGTCCCATTTGCGGGCCGCCATCATGAAGGCTCCCACCCCACCCCGGTTGCTCCAGCTGGAGCCGTATGTCTTGCCCTTCTCTTGGAGCGTAGCTACATCGCTCTGAGCAATTAGGCTGATCTGTTCGTAGTTCTCAGTAGGCATTTTGGTTGAACTCCACTTCGGCTTCGTTAATGAGGTCATTCATGGTTGGGCCCAGATCGGGCATTTTGCGCAGATAGGCCAAATAATTCTCTCCAACCCACTGCACCGTTTTGTTGCCCATTCGCATCTCTTCGGTGCATTTCAGTAGCCCGTCAAGGTTATCGGCGAATTTGAGCAATTTGTACTCCCACTCGCTTAGTTCTGGGAACCAGCCGACATGGGCTTCGCGCATGGCCTTGTCTTCAAGCTCGTTGAGCGTGGCTCTCAGCTCTGGGGCCAGCTTCTTAACCGGGCTTGGGATGTCGCCGGTCATGTACTCGCCCATGTCGTGCGTAATGCAGGCCATCATCAACTTGTTGGTCATTTGCCGGTCTGTAAGTATCATCAGAATATTCAGCATATTGAACGTATGCTGGCCCACCTTCTCTTCTTTCAGCAACTCGCTGGTGTGGTAGCGCTTGACGTTACCGGCGATGCGGGCCACTTTAATATGTTTGAGCATAATCACTTCCTACGTTTATACCATTCAATGGTTGCCTTGCGCCAGTCCCAAGCATCAATGCACGATGCCTCGTAGAGCGCAGTGGCCTTGTCCCCTGCTTTGTACGCCCTCCATGAACTCAGCATGGGGGCCACGGTGTTATACATGAACAGGTCGTCAAAGTCATCTTCCTGCCCATCTACGAGAGCGTTGCACTCCTTGCGGAACAGTTGGGCCCCACCCTCGCAAATTGTACTATACGCCTCATAAGGGGCATAGGACAAGTGGGGGTTAGCCTGTATGCCCTTGGCGAGTTTCCAATGCCGCTCATAGAGGTGGGCGTTGTTGGACATATGGTTCCACTGACCAAGGTGCATGTCGCACGCCGAGGCTAGCCATTCGTGCAGAATGGTGAGGTGTACGAAGTTGGCGCCGCAGAGGCCCCACACCATGTCGTTGGAGCGGTTCACCGTGGTCATGTGCAGCACTGGCGTCTTGGCCTGCATGATGCAGCGCAGCATGATCTGAGTATTACAGGGAATGTCCTTGCTGGCCGAGTTCAGGTCTTGTGTTGCGTCCCACATGCTAATTACTACGCGCCGGTCATCCGGGTTGGCGCGTAGCATTGCGACCGCGATATCTAGTTGATCGTATCCGAAGTGGTTGGCCCAGCGGAATCCATACGCCGCGTTAAACGACGTACCGTCATCGCTGTACGAGGCAATATTGGAGTTGAATTGCTGAACGAACGCTGTATCATTGCGCCCAGCAAGCATCCAAAGAGACTCCATAAGATGGAAGACCGGGTTGGCATCACGTTTTTCATCGAATAGCACTCTACGTTTGGGCCAATTGCAGCGCATGAGTAGGGGGCCCGGTAGCGCCTTAACCGCTCCGTTGCGGCTGGAGGATACACTGCCCATGCGGTCAACCATGCGCACGATTTTGTCGTACGCATCATTCACACCGTTAACTTCAACTGTAAACATAAGACCATCTCCCATCTCGTTAGAGTCTTTAACCTTTTTGTCATACCACTCGCGGATTGAAGACACGGCGGCGTCCCCCCATCTTGTTCAGATACCGCCAGTATTTACTGAACTCGCATAGAGTGTTTTGAAGATCCTGCGCATGGAGCTTCATGGCGCGTATGTCTTCCGGCAATGCTTGCTGCAGAAACCCCATAAAGAGATCGTAGTTGCCGTCGGTGATCTGCTGGTCGAAGATGTATTCAAGTCCTTTCTTGCTGCCTGGCCCTGGACAAGACCAAGTCTTCCAATCATATGCTTCCGCCAGATATCGATCATTCTTGAGATCCGCCACAATCTGACCAGCCATGAAGGAGCCGAGACCATCCACGGAGCGCAACGCCTTGAATGCAGCAGCGAGGGAGTTTGTCGGTACAAATAATCCAGAGACCTCATTAGCGACGTCGAAAACATAGTCCACCTTGTCCATTGACTTGCCGCAAGTGCTAACCACATACGCGACATGGAATACCAGTTCGCCCCGTGCGCGCTGGGCCTTTACCGCTTCAACATGCCCCGCCAGCGCGTTGGAGAGCGTGCTGGCGCGGTTAAACAGCCGTGCCAATGCATAGGCATAGGGCAGCGCGTTAAAGGGCGTATTGGCGTCTACAACAACTTTACGCAACTCCTTGGTGACGCGGTCGTCCTCGCGGCGGTTATTACAGAAGTGATGCGCCTGTAGAATTGGATCCTTGGTCCAAGGAGCTGGGCCCCCAGCACGACGGAGGTCAAATATAGCTTGTCGCTCGCGTATGTAATTGAAGTAGATGGCGGCCGATTCATTGCTCATGTCCTATCCCCGAAGAAATTGTTTAGTGCCACTAAGCTGTTAGTGTACACCGCTGGGTCCATGATGCCTACACTAGATGCACCACGCCCAGTACCCAGATCGATGAATTGCTGGGCGATGGCCTTGCGCTCGAAAAGAGGTAGCAGATCAACAGCCTTCTCCATAATTCGCAGGTACTGCTCATATGGTAGATTGGCGTACTCCGTTGCCAAGTGGCCGAACTCTCCGCTCGTGGCGTCCCAAGGTATAACCAGACAGTTAATATTATCTTTGAATAATTCGTCATCGCCTGTACCTATCGCCAGATCACGGACGACCGGCATGGCCCCCATCTTGATGGCGTCAATGGATACTCGGTTGAAGTGGCCCCCGATCCCGGCGTACTTCTTGGACCAACTGGCGTCAATGAGTGTCGTCACGCTGCTCAGCAGGGTGTCTCGTTGGCCGTTATTAACTACATCAAGGTACTCCATGCCAGCACTTAGCGCTGAGTCCCACGCACCGGGCCACTTGCATTTGTCCTTGCTGGTCAAATAATAGTAGTCAATGCCCTTGCCAGCTAGGAGCTTGGTCATACCTACTCCCATATGCGGCACGGCCTGTGCGAGCTCGGGTACACGCTTCCAGGCTTTAAACGTTTGCAAGCTGAGGAAGCCCTTACGACGCCGGAAGAATGCCTCTCGGCTTAGATCCGGCCCAGCACCGATTTCCTGGGGGTTAACGATAAGAGCTGACTTGACGTCAATGCTCTTCGCAGAATTAAACGCGCAAGTATGAACACACGCGAGTCCTGACAGACGGGCGCGGATAAGAGATAGCCACGGGTAAGAATCGAGGAAGTTACCGTCATGAATGACCGCGACCTGAGGAACAGATGTCCTGTACAATTCAATCCAATCCGTATTGCCGCGATTCTCGGCTCGTTTAGTCGGAACTGCCACTTGCCAGATGATAAGGTCGTAGCCACTTGCGTACTCCTTCCAACGCGCCAAGTTCTCAGCGCCTTTGTACGGGATGATGTCACGCGCTATCCAGCTGTAGCCCTTGCGCTGATCAAACGACAGACCAGCGTGCTCCCATCCGTCATGGCCCCCAGCTACCGTCCTGGGGGCCGTATCACGCCACATGAGAAGCTTAACGGTGACATCATGGCCGAGCTCTTTGAGCCCAGCGCATAGCTGCTCGTTATGATTAGTTATTCCCCCGAAATCATCTATCGGGAAAAAGGTTATTAAAATCTTCATTCTTCACCTCGCGCTATGCGCCTAGCCTTGATTTCCCAGCGACGCGCCGCTTCCATACGCTTCTCAGCGTCCTTATGATCGCCATCTCGGCGGGCCATCCCAGCCATCTCCCACTCTTGGTTGGCCTTCCGCCAGCAATCATCTTCACTGTATTGTTTAGTCATGTCTTTTCAGTCCTCGAAGGGTCGAAAACCCGACCTAAGCCGGGTTTTCGCAGTGCAGGTGGAGGGCTTACTCAGCAGCGGGCTCGCCAACTTCGATACGAACAGACTCATCTTCGTTCACGTACCAAACAGCAAACGTGTGAACTACGGACTTGCCACCGCCAGCGGCGTAGTAGTCGCCGACAGTGATACCCTCGGCCGGGATGAGGTCGAAGTTCTGTTTGCGCTTGCTGCCTTCACGGTAGCCGGTGCCCTTGCCCTCAACCTTGAACAACTTCGCGTCGAGGGGGAAGACATTGGATTGACGCACGATTGGGTTGCCATCAGCGTCCAGGCGCGGGGCCTTGGCGGCTTTCGGCTCTTTGTAGCGAGTGAGATACGGGCCCATAACCGGCTCGCCAGTGTCAAACAGCGCAGGAGTGCCGTCTTCAGCAGCCTGCGGGTACAGCTTGGCTTCTTTCGGAGCCTTGGTCGGCTTGCCTTCGCCCATCACTGGATTGCCAGCTTCGTCCAGGATCGGGGTGCCATCGGCGTTCACTTGAGCGTACAATTTGGGGGCCCGAGGCGGCTTGACGACCGCGTTGCCTTCAGCATCCAGTTTCGGAGTGCGGGGTTTCTTGGCCTTGGGGGCAGCGTTGGCTTCAGTGGCGACAGCAGCAGCGGCCAGGAGTTCTTCTACGGTAGGTTCAACGGCACCATCAGTCATTTTGAATCTCCAACGTGTTTTAGAATAAGGAGTAGCTCTGTATTTATTGGCTACGGTGCAACTATAGCACCGTGGACCATCCTATGCAAGCAAATATTTACGCAAATATGCTAAAAATTGCGCCTCGCTGCTACGCTTGCTCTCAACAGCTTCCAGCATTGCATGCTCTGTCGGGCAGTCAACGAGTATGCGGTAGACCATGACAGATTCAGCCTTCGTACCATCACGGGCAATCCTCTTATTAGCTTGGTAATAGTTTTCCCATGACCAATCCATGCCGAACCAGCAAATGTTTCGGCAGTTGTCCTGCAGACCGTCGACTCCATGAGCCACTGATTGGGGATGTCCTGCCAGAAGGGGCATACCGCCAGCGCCGAAGGACTGACACCACGCCGAGCCTTGGTCCTTACTGACACCCGAGCCGATCCACGGGATACTATGCCCCAAGCGCTCAGCAATACGGGCGACGTCGTGCTTAAAGGCGTATAGCAAGAAGAGAGGATCACCGTTTAATTCCTCCAGTAAGTTCTCCAATACGTCCAGTTTCAGGTCATGGGCCTTCACATACGGGCGTACTTCATGCCCGAAGTGGTCAATAGACACTGGTACGTCCTTGGCAAACATATCAGGCTCATAATAGATGGCCCCCTGCGCAATTTGCCGCAGCTTGCCAAGCAATGCCGCCGAGGTTGGGGCCAATATTGTCTCGCCCTCGATCATAACCATGAACTGAGCGGCTAGCTCATCGTAAATAGCCTGAGCCTCTGGGGGCATCTTAACCCAGAGATCAACTATCTGCATAGGGATAGACTCATCGTCCTCCAGTTGCAGAGTGGTTGGTGCGATGATCTCGGCTATCTTCTCCAAGGCTCCAGGCAACGGGTAGATCTTGTCGTCGAATCCCTTATACATGAACTCGTTGCGGAAGTGCGTGATGTAGGCCCCCAAATCCTCACCCAAGTCCGTCAGGAAGCACTGCGCAAAGATGTCCTCCAACTTGTTCGGCTTAGGGGTGCCGGTCATAATCACACTACGGTGAATAAATGGTAGATACCGCTTGATGGTGTTGAAGCGCGCCGACTGGGGGTTCTTGAACTTGGTGGATTCGTCAATAGCCACCATCACTCGCTTGTCTTTCAGCCAGCGTAGTGCTTCGTCGTTCATGACGTAGCAACCACGCACCTTGCTCAGCTTCCACTCGCTTGACAGTAGGCCCTCAACGTTCATCAAGTAGACATCAGCCGCCGTGTCCATCGCCTCCAAGCGCGCCGTCTTCCCGCCATGTATAGTCACGTATGAAAGATGTTCGAAATCTTCCCATCGTTCCAGTTGGGAGGGCCAGGATGTTGCGATCACTCGTAACGGTGCGATGACAAGAAGTACATCTATGAGCCCCATCTTCTTCAACACGGAAAATGCCTTCAAGACAGTCGCAGTCTTTCCTTTCCCGGGCGGCAGAAATAGTCGAGATCCTTTGTTCTGCACTATTAGCTTCATACCACGGATCTGTTCTGGCCGTGGCAAGAATTTTTGCCTTGATCGACTCCAAAGATTTGGTGCGGTCATTGTGTACCTCAACTCGGAAGCCTAGCTTCTTAATGACTTTGTGAATATAGGGCTGAAGCGGCTCTGGGGCCCCAGTCAGCGTTTTATACTCTATGAATAGGCAGTTACCTCCCTCCCATAGCAGCAGACGGTCGGGCCAGCCCCTAAAGCCTAGCACGTTTAATTTAAGAAACTCGTGCCAAATGCCATTCTCTCGGCACCATTTCTTGAGGTCTTCCTTGACCCCAACTTCGATCTTAGACTCAGCGCGTTCCATACATCTTACTCCCAGTCTTGCAGCACTGCTTGCAATACTTCCCGCTGGCAGACCAAGTCATGGTCATGCCAGTGTGGGCCCACTTTCCGCACAACGATTCGCTATCTACAAAGTAGTGAGCCTTCTTGTTCGGGGCCCACCATCCGGGGTATTGTTTATCTAGCAGCACGGCAAGTTCCTCCTTTCCTCCAGCTTAGATGGCAGTAATAGCAGCCAGATCCAGGCTTAGGTGGGTAGACCATAGAGTTGCGTAAGAAGTCAATCTCTTCCGTCAGCTTAATTCTTTCGACCACAATTTTTGGAGCAAGGTAATCCCGTGTCTCAACGTGGGTAGGGATGTCTAGGTATACGAAGTGCGTGCGGTAGACTAGATATCTACCCGGCTCCATCGCGCAGTATGAAAGACCCTGGAACTCATGGTCAGGGTATATCTTGCCAGACTTCCAGTCGAAGATGTCGAGCACTTTAGGGTTCCCGTCCAGCTTAAGATCATATTTCCCCCGGTAGTTGGCGTTTGGATCGTTGAACGTGGTTTGGGACCAATCGCTTAGTACTGCCACTTCGCCCTCAGCGGTGTGGGGCTTAATGCTCAGCCCTTCCATAAAGCGCTGCCAAGGACGTAGAGTCTTGTTCGCCGCTGGGTATGGCTGGGCCCCAGTGAAGAACAGTTCAAGCTCCAAGTGCAACTCAGTGCCTCGGTCGCTAGCTGCCCGCGCTGGGGGGTAGTTCCCAGCGACGTAGCGGTCAGCCCACTTGAACGGGCACTCCTTGAACAGCTTTAAGCCCGATGGTGATAGTGCTTTGTTGTAGATGCTCATTTCGCCTCCGACCAGTTGGCCCCAGTGGCGATTTCCATGAGCATAGGAACGTCGCATGGAAGGGCATTGGCTGACTCGTTGATGATCTTGTACACTTCTTCGCGCTGAGAGGGCAAGTGCGACACGCTGTATTCATCATGCACCGTGCCGAGTAACCGAGCGCCTGGACAGCGGAGACGTAGCTGCGCATGGGCGTACACAAGAGCCTCTTTGGTCTCATCGGCTGCGCTACCTTGGATCAGAGTGTTCAGCGCCTTGTAATCCCAGCGTCGGGCCCCAGTAGGTGGCTCGCAGAAGTAGAAGCGGCCCCCAAGTGTTACGATGGGTAGCCCTGACTTGAAGCGCTTCTTGCACTGATTATCCAGCGCTACGATGTCGGGGATGGAAGCCTTGATACAGTTACGCAAGATAGTAGCCTCTTGCTCGCTGATGTCCAGCTTGTCAGCCAGCATGGCGATGCCCATCGCGTATAAAAGGCCCAAGTAGATACCCTTGGCCTTCTTCCGTTCCGAGTGCGGCATGCCAGCCACGTCACACAAGAAGATGTATGGGTCCAAGTCAGGATTGGAGTTAAACGCCGCCATGAACTTGCCATCTTCAAAATGCGCGGCGAGGCGTGGCTCTTGGTTCTTAAAGTCACCGGTCGTCCACTCATGCCCCTCTTCTGGCAGTAGGTACGAGCGCATCACTGGGAATGGTTCACCGAAGTAGTCAAGGAAGTCAACTACCGTTGGTACGTTTTGGAAGTTGGGCCCAGTGCTGGACAGGCGCCCAGTGCGTGTACCGTAGCCCTCGGGGTTGCGCACTTGGTTATAGGCCGCGTGTATGCGCCCGCCGTTGGCCTTGGCGTATTGCAGCCACGGCCACATAAAAGTGCCGGCAAACGTGGCGTAGGTGGCTCTAGAGCGAATCATAAGCTGGAGGTCTGGGTCGCCAGCCAGTACAGTCTCCAGGCTCAGCTTGGACATGGAGTCCTTACCAGACTTGGCTGTCTTCAGGAATCCCGTGAACCCGTTTGCAACCAACGCCGCACCAAGCTCGGCGTCACTACTGACGTTAAGTGTGGGAGCAGAGAGCCGGTTCCTAATGAGGGAATCCAGTTCACCCAGTTTGCGCATGGCAACAAGGTAGTCCGTCGCGAGTCTACGAACGTCGCACCGCACTCCAAGGTTCCGTATTTCGGAAAGTATGGGGCCAAGTTTGACTTCCCGTTGATAGGGTTCGACCATATCCGCAATGAGGGGCTCAACGTGGTTCCATAGAGCCAGCGTCCTTGTACAGTCGCCGACAGCATATGGGCCCACAAATCTAACCGGAGCCTTGGAGATGTAGGCACCGGCCTCTTTACGAGTGCAGCCGACATTTGCAACGAGCCAATCGTACATATCTTGTTGTTCATCTGGCGGGATCCCTAGCCAATCCTCAGCCAGATCCTTCAACGAAAGGGAGCGTGCGTGTGGGTTATGGAGATAACTGGCGAACAGAGTGTCGTCTGTGAGCAGAGGATCCCGCTCAGGAAGGTTGAAATGGTGAGCAGCGAGAGGAATATCAAAAGTGCAGCCGTTTTGTGTGAGTATCCGGCGGTGCCAGATGGATGCGAGGTATTCACGGAAATCCTCCTTGGTGCAGTTATTGCCCTCAGGATGGCCCCAAGAGAAGTAATGCCCCTCGGGGTATTTATCTGGGTCGATGATAGCGCAACCTACCGGGATCGGTAACAGTGGCGCCCCGTTCTCAATCTTCTCCGACTCAAAGTCGAGCACAATTCCATCGTACATTTTATCACCTGAATGAAGTGGGGGCCACTACGGCCCCCTGGAGCTTAGAACTTGGACTTCTTCCCAGCGGCCTTAACCCGAGCTTCCGCCTCCTCTGGACTAACTTCTGGATTAGGATCGTATACCTTCTCCATCAAGTCCTTGCAGAGCGCCCCCTTATCCATGAGCGCCTTGATGTAAGAGACATCAACCGGGCGCACTGGCTCAAACGTGATGTGGAACTGGTGCTTCATGTCAGGTACGGCCCCCACCGTAGTGACCATGCCAAGCGGCGGGCGCCCATACTTCAACGCGATCAGGTTGACATAGTTGCCCCAGAACTTGATGGAAGTGACTGGAAGACTTTGGATGGCGACTTCAGCCTTGTCGATTTCGTCAGCCTGTACATCGGCTGGGATACCGGCCAATTTACGACCATTCTTGCACGCCTTGCCTTTGCCACCTTCTGGATCAGACTTCCATTGGTTGGCCCAGCACTTGTCGCAGGTCTCGCACTGAGGCTTGGAGCTAGCCGGGTGTGGGGCCATGTTCTCACCGTCAGGGGAGTAGGCAAAGCAGACAGGGTTGGTGGGGTTGTCTGGGTCCCACTTCTCCTCGTAATACAGGTTGGAGTAGGTGCTGGCAATGACGATCATATCGATCTTATTGCCTTTGATAGCCTCGCCGTTCATGGTGAGGATACCGGCCTTGCAACCCAGTGTTGAGGAGCTTGGACGCTCGGTGGCAGCGGCTGTTTTCGCCATGCCTTGGAGCAACTTCTCGTAGTCTACAATCTCTGTGCTATCACTCATTTCTCAGTACTCAGTAATTAGATAACGATTTGGTTCTCGGCCTTAGCCTGGAACGCCTGCGCCAGCATGATGAACACTTCCTCGGCGCTTAGATCTTGGCCGCTGATCATAGCTAAGTTGAGCATATCAACGCCAGTGCGGCCAATGGGGCCCATGAAGGTAGAGCCGTTGATGGCTACACCACCATCGCGGTTCAGCGCGCTCTGCACCAAGAAGCCGAAGGGGATCTTGTTAGCGACCAAGAACTCACCCACTGGCACGAACAGCGCTTGCAACTCCAGGAGCTTTTCTTGCGGGAACTCGTAGGGCTCGTATTGAGCAGCAGCCCAGCCTTCCAGTGTCAGGTTTTCTGTTTGTTCAGTCACGGTTATATCCTCGTTGCTGTTAGTTGGTACGCTGTTATTATAGCGCAGTGCATACAATGGTGCAACTGCTAAGCGTGTCGGTGGTAAAACGCCAGCACGGTCTCTAGATTGGGCCCACTTGCGCTGAAGCGGGGGCCCACAACGAACCAGAGGCCGAGTTTTTGGAACGTGGTCACTGCCCATTACTCCCAGTCGCCATCATGGCGTCGTTTTCTTTAATGAAGACGCCGTCAACCATCTTACCTTTACGTTCCTTGATGATATTCCATACATCTTCAAGAATGTTTGCTGGGGTACTGCCACGCTGGGCGCACATGATGATGGCGATGACCATGATGTCACCGAGCGCATCATCAATAACCTCACTCTTTCCTCGCGCCAAACCGGCCGCCAGTTCCCCGACCTCTTCAACGAGTTTAACAAACTGCTTGTCGACCGTAGATCCAATGATAAGGTTCCGATCATTGGCCCACCCCAGGACTTTAGCTGTCAGTTCATCCATACGCATAATTATGATTTCCGATCAAAGAGTTCGAATACATCGGTGTGGCCGATGCCCGGTACAGCGACGCCATTCATCTCGCGCTCTTCAACAGCTGAGTTGGACAGGCGGAATTGCAGAAGATCAAGTTCACCGGTCTTCTTAATGTAGTCCATGAAGGCGGTCTTGTCTTCAACGATGGGCACTTCCTTCTTGGACAGGCCAGTAATGCGGCCCCCGATCAGCATGCCCTCAAACTTTTGCTGCTTGAATACTTCCAAGAGCCAGGAGCTTAGAGCGACCTCCTTCTTCTTCAGCTCTTCCATGATGCGGTTAGCTTCCAAGCGCTTAGTGCGCTGCTCCCTCCACATAGAGATGATTTCTTCTGTCTGAGCACGAGTCGCTTCCAGCACTGGAACTTTGATGATATCAGTCATAGCGGTGAAACTCCGAGATGATGCGGTTATGGGCCAAGCGCACGGCCTCATGGTCAAAGAACACTGAACCCTCTGGGGCCCCAGTTAGGAACAGGCCATCCATCTTGACGTTAGGGTTCTTCATGGTACAGAATACCATCTTTCCACCATCGCTCAGCAAGAAGGTGCGGTCATGCTGGCACCAAGCGCCACGCGGGTCAATCTTGGCGAGTATGGGCCCAATTTGGGACATATCGCCAGTGGATAGCACGACGTACGCCTTACTCCCCGCGCTGGCCGCGTGCTTTGCAGCAGCAAGCAGCATTTTAGACGTACGGCCCGACCGTCTATTGTCATATTTAAGGTCTGTCATCGCTCCTCCGACATCTTAGCGAGTAGTCTTTCGGCGTTTCTCTTAGCCTCTTCACATCTACTTATCTGACATAGAAGAATTCCTTTTTGACTATTCTTTCTGCAGATAAATGACTTCAAGGCCTCTTCTCTACTGGGGTGGGCGTACTTCTTAACATGATTATGTAAGACAAGTCGTGCGACTCCGCCAAAGAATGAGATCCTCACCCCCTTAGGAGTCACCTTAACTACGTCATACTTATGAGAGTGCAGGGCCATAAATCCCGGCCCCACCGGCTCATCAAATTCGTCTACACCAGATGATGTCAATACTGCTTCATATCTATACCATACATCACCCACTTTATGATTCATTATTCCACCCTCTTAACGAATACGCGAGTACCATTTAGAGCGCTACGTTCCCAGAGCAGGGCCTGCAGACTGCGGCCCATAACTGTGACGTCGTGCTTGTTTGGGGCCTCACCGTAGATGTCGGCCCATAGTTGATCAGCGTATATGATGTAGTGCTCAGCACCACGGAAGTTGCGTTTGTACTCAGACAGATCAATCACTGCCAGTTTAGCTTCGAGTTCAGCAGTGTAGATCGGGTCTTCCATTGGGGAGATAGCCCGTTTCAGTCTCAGATTCTCCGACTGTAACTCTTCGTATGTAGGTTTCATGATACTAGCCCTTGGTTAATTACAGTGCAACTATAGCAGGCTTGTGGCCGGGGTGCAACTAGGGCGCGCAGTGGTTCCCTGCATTGTACCGATTGCAGTAGCGGCGCCCATCGTCGGCGTTAGGGGGCCCATACTCTGCCCCGCACGAGCACTGAACTTCATCTAACTCCTCAGCGAACTCTGCGTATACGGGCCTCTTAGGTTCTGGCTCGTGGTTCTGAGACTCTGCTAACTCCTGCGTCCAGTCAGCAAATGATTTCATCAATCATGCTCCTTGAAATCACGGGGATTGATACCTTGGTTCCACCCGACGCGCTTGGAGATTGCAACAGCGTCCTCAATGCTGAGGATCTTGCGGCAAGCCTCCATGCGCTTACGGTAGGCGGCCCCTACTTCACCCTTGAACCAAGGGGAGCCGATCTGCTCAAAGCGCCACTTACGAAGCAGATCCTCATAGGATGATTTAGCAATCCAATCGAGCATCTCGGCGGTGTTCATTGCAAAGTGTCCTTGTCGGTTTTGGGGACCAGAGTCAGCGTGGGCTTCTCTGGGTCCAGGTTGAGCAACTTGTCGGCGTTCTTGGTGTACTGATCCCGGTCCACCTTGCCCTCAATGAGATTGAGGGAAATGAGCGCTGTCATGTCGGACTCTGGGTCGTAGCCGCAGACCACGATCTTGGCAGCAGTCGGGTCCATAGCGGCGTGCAGGGCCACTAGTGAGTCGATGGCGAGCATGGTGAGTTCGCGGATTTTGTCGTTACTAGTCATCACAGAGATCTCCTACCAAGTGGCTACGCATGACGACCGCAACGCCCAGATCCTGGCGCACCCAACTACCGGCGTCAAAGTTGCATTCGAAAACGGTGTGCGTCGCGCCCTGCTCTACGGCGTCTTCCCCGAACCATACATCTTTATGGATCGGCTCAGCCGCCATGCGCACCACCAGAGCGGCGGGCCCAACGGCGTAGATATCGGCGCTGATGATGATGCCCAGTTCTGTGAACCAGACTTTGGCTCCTGTCTTTATGCACTTGCTCATTTAAGAATCTCCTTCTGTATGAGTTCGCACAACTCGTTAAGAACCTCAGGGTTGAGGCGCGCACCGCTTGAGTTTGGCACGAATGCCCACTCGTCGTGGTATCTCTTTAGGAACCCAATCACCTGACCCGTTACGGTCCTTACTTCTAGGGAGTTGGCGTCATCCTTAAATGGTATGACCTTTAGGAAGCTCATAATACACGCTCAATGGTGATCTTCACCGAGTCGAATACGATGTTAGCCAAGTCCAGCTGAGCGGTTGGCCGCTGTAGGATAGGAAGCGCAGCAGCATCGTACGCATTGAAGATATCTTTGGCTTCAACTTCCTGCGAAATGATCTCGCGGTTACCTTCGTCCCACCACGTTACGATAAACTTGGTCATGCTTGATCCTCCTGACAGAGTTCTTTGCGCACGGTGCGGATTTCAGCCAGTGCATCACGGGCCCCACGCAGGCGGCTGGCAAACTCTTTACGCTCACCGCTGTCAATTTCCATAGTGCCGAGTTTCGTTGCAGCTTCCTTGATCAGCCAATCGAGGATTTGCATGGTGCGAGCAGATATCATTGCCATGTTACGCCTCCAACTTGTTGGCCCCTTCGCGGGCCTCTTCGTACTCAGAAACAAAGAAGTTACGCTTCGGCTGAGCTTTACGCTGGGCCTTGGCTTCGTTCCGCGCTTGGCGCTCGGTCAGCTTGTCTTGCCAGACAGCCGTGCCGTTTTGCAGGTCGTTGACCATAACTCTGAACGCTTTCATTGATCTTCCTCGGGGTAATCGTTGGGCTCGGCTGGGTCATCATCAACCGGGGCTTTAGGATCTTCCTCCTCGGCCCCATCCATGCCCTCTTCAAGCCAGCGGTCATGCGGTGTCATTTTACGTTCCTTTGGCGGCGCGCCAGTTGTGCCACGACGTGCTCAGTGCTGAGCGCTCGGCTCAACTCCAGCTTGCTGAAATCACGGACGTACTGCTTAGCGCTCGGCACGGCTATATTAGCCTTGGAGTGGCGCAGGAACAGGATCTCAACGCTCGGCACTTTGCGATTAACACGTGTCTTAGACATTTTGTAGCCCCTTGCTGGAGTGGTTTTGGTTGGTACGGTGCAACTATAGCCCAGCCTATATAGTAGTGCAACTGCTTTATTTAATCAAATTATAAAATAGTGGTTGCACTGCTTATATAGGCTGGGCTATAGTTGCACCACGTTAACCAAAACCAAGCAAAGGTGCCTCAAATGAAACAGTTTACCAAGCCTCTACCCACTAAGCTCTACCTCCATCTGTCACTGCAAAGCTGGGGTGAGGACTGGACTGTCTTTACCGACCCCTGCATGCGGGACTCAAAATCTAATAAAGAATACCCATTCATTGCTGAGGTAGAAGTCACTTGGCCTGTGACACTTGAAGACGTACAGGGCCAATACCATAATATCAAGTTGGGGGCCCTGTATAAAAGGGCGGGCGAGGCTCAGCACGCTCTGGACAAAATTAACGAGGAAATCCGTAACATGCTCGCCATCGGGCATGACGAGGAAGAACACTCTAAGGAGCAGGTCCTTGGTGATGAAGATATCTTCGACGACGACATCCCATTCTAGGAGCTAAGCACATGGAACTCAAAATTAAGCTCGAGGCTCTGCGGCAATTAGATGGAATGAGCGACTGCCGTAACGAATCAGTAGCTACACTCTTCAAGCTACGCTGCGAAATGGCGGCCATCATCAGAGCCGGGGCCCGAAGCAACGGCGTGTATCTGGACCCAGAGGCGGTGATTTATAACGTCGATGCTCTCATCGAAGAAGCGTTGAAATGATTTCCTGCTACTGGATTAATGGCCTCGTCCTGTGGGATTATACAGACAGAGGCCATACTGACCCATACTACCAGTTCATTGATGGCTGGTGCTGCCCCATTAAATTCGAGGATCTATAAAATGTGTGATACTCTGGTCGTAGAAGGGAAGCAAGTCAATCCCGGGCAGAGGTGGTATCTGCGGGGCGAGTGGTATGCGGTGTGCTACCTGGATCAAGCATACCTGTTTACCAACGGGGATCCTGAAGCTCGGTACTTATCTCTCGCACGGGATAGGGACTGGAGTAGATTCATCATCACGCATAAGGCGTTCATCCGTGAAGCCAAGTCTAAGCCAGATCCAGTGGTGCATTACATCACTATCGGGCAGATTATGGAGGCTGGGCCCTGCTCTAGCGGCCTTTGGGATCTGGTGGAGATGTTCGGTACTGACACGTCGCCGGAATTAAGCGACATAGCATTAGCTTATCGCATTACCACTCACCTGACGCACAACGGCGATATATCTCGTAAGTTCACTGTTCAAGAGTTATACGATAGATTCGTAGCCCGCCACAAGTATCGGCCCGTAGCAGCTCGGTTGTTGTTCATCGCCAAGGTGCTGAAGTTGGTGCCAGCTACCAGTGAAGGTCCGGGGCGTGCTACACTGCTAAGGCTGCTAGGCATCGAGGAGAAATAAAATGTGGTGGATTATCGGTGTGGTTGTGTTCGTCGTCCTAGACCTTGCCATTGTTGATATGATGAACAAGGTTGAAGAACGTGGTTATCAACGCGGGCTGCATGAGGGTCAAAACAATGGCTGATATTATCGCAATCGCACTGGGGTCCATCTTCCTACTGGCGCTGATAGAAGTGTTCTGGGAGGACCTATGAACAGCGGGGATGAATGGTTGGTGTGGGCCCTTGCCGTAATACTGAGCCTAAGCCTCTCCGTGACCGCTGTGTGCTTAGTGGCTACCGCTTTGCACTGGGCGCTTGGTTAGCGCATACTGGGCGCCCCGTTACGCAATAAAAAGCCCCACTAGAGCGAACTAGTGGGGCGAAGGCGTACAGCAACGAGCAACAAGCATACCCCCTGGAGCCATAAATGGCAACTAAATTTTTTACAGATGCCGGAAGTACCTATTTACAAGAGGCAGCTGAGTATTTAGAAGCTCGGTGCCTTACCATACAAGATTGTCCCATCATTCCATTCTGCACCAAGAACCACGGGCTCAGCCTCAAGGATGGTACTGACTATCCATTGCAGGGCTGGGCCTTTATGGTCAAGGGCGAGGACGGCCTACCAGACGATACCAAACGACATCTACGGGTCTGCAACTACCCCGAGCAGGCCCTTTATTTTGTGCGGGGTAAACTGGCCCAAGTGTACGCCGACCGCCCCAAGTTCTTGCAGATGTTCAAGGGCGAGTTCCTACACTTCACCAAGCCGAAAGATGTTATATGTCACGCTAACGTGGTGATGTTACATGAGAAGATTACGAGCGCGGAACTGGCGACGAAGTTTCTGGAAATACCGGGGCTGGCTATTAGCGGATGCGCCGGATGGTCAAAGAATGGGAAGATGGGTGAGCAACTCGAACACACCATCAAAAACATGGCACTTGGCGCAAAACTTCTTGTTTGTTTTGACGGTGATATCTCCTACAAGCCCGGAATTCAAGAAGCAGCTAAAGGACTTAAAGGCTGGATCAATCTCATTCGAGACGATATCAAAGTTGTGTTCCTAGAAGTACCAGAGAACGAGCGCGGTGTAGGCTGGGACGACTGGTGCATGGAGCAGCCCCAAGGGCAGATCGCTGCCAACTGGGCAATGGAGATACTACGACAGCAGACCGGCGTTGAGATAACTGACTTCGTACCTCCTGGCTTCCTAATAGCTGAGTACCAGTTAGAGACCAAGGAAGATAAGTTTCATAACATCAGCGCCGTCCATACCCTGGATAATTACATGCGATTGACCCGCTATCCAAAGTGGGCCCAACTAGCCATGGACATTAGTAACCAGATCTACGATATGAGCAATATTGACGCTGGGCCCAAGGACTTCGACTCGTTGGTTATGGACTTCCGTACTTGGCTAGAGACCAGCGCCTACCGTGGCAATGGAGAAAGCGTGCGCAACACCTTCGCCAAGGATGCCCTGAACTACCTACTCAGCACTCGCAAGACCAGCATACCGCTGGAGCTATTGGAGCGCCAAGAGCCAGTTACCGAGGACCAAGCATATGCTGCGGCAAATAGACTTATCACTGAGGGCATTAAAGTCACCGGTCCGCTCACTCAAGAGCAAACGGCTGAGACGATTATACGCATGTCACGGGATATCGTTGCACTTTGGTCGCTTGATCCTGATGTTGACGTCCAATGGGCCTGCGCACTTGTCGGCCCGTCTGGCTGTGGGAAGTCAAATTTTCCGCATTCCTTTATAGCCGCACTGGGCGACTGGGGCTACCGACCGAGAGTAGGGAAGCTCGCCAAAGATGGGGCCAAATCCGAACTCGGCGAGCTGTATAAGGCTTGCCGAGACAATCTATTAGGAGTCTTCGATGAATACAATCCCGCTGACGGCAATGCTAAACAGGTTGAGCAGAACATCTTTACCCTTAGCACGACACGATCTACGGATGTGCGAGAGCTCTATAAGGAATATGCGAGTGAATGCACACGACATTCCTCAATATTCCTCACTACTGTCGACACTAACAGAGGCTATATCAGATCTTCAAAAGGCGACGGAGAGCGTAGATTCATTACGCTTGAAGTTGTTGGAGTTCATCACTACTATGGAAGACTCACCTCCAACCGTGATGTCATCAAAGAATGCGGCGCTACCCTCCTGCGATACGGGTATCAACTCTTCAGAGCAGGGGACACTCGCTCAGCTACTGAGCACTCAGAGTCCACCGCCGAGCAATACATAAGCGAGTCTAATGTGGTGGGCCGCATGGGACAATTCTGGGCCAAGGCTGACATCTGGCAGATGCTTAAGAAGACGGGGGAGGAAGCATTCCGCGCCAAGACCGGTGACTGGCGCATGCAAATGTCGCTGCTCGTAGAGACCTTCATGCCTAGTGATGGAAGATTGTTGCCAAGACAGGAAAAGGCCGATCTCATTGCTATGATCAAGGAGTGCGGGGCCAAGGACATCGGCCAAGCCCGAGTTAGGATACAGGGCGTTGACGCTCTCAAGAAGGGTGTTGTGTCCATTGAGGACTGGGTCGCGTTCTGTGAAGCGATGGTGGCACGCTTCTAGTGATAAAATAATATTTGCACGGTGCAACTATAGGGGCTATAGTTGCACTGTACCCACCAACAACGCAGGCCCCGTCATGATCTACATCCTCATCTACGTCGTTCTTAGCGCTATCACCACTGTCTATTGGTGCGTGTCGATCTCTGCCTCTAAGCGCGGAGAAGATAATGTATAGCATTCAGCGCATAGATTGCATCATGACAGGCTACCACTACCTCTTGATACGGGGCCCCAAGGCCGCCGGAGCGCGTAGTGTGGTGTGGCGCGGCACCAATGCCCACCAAGCCTTCCTACAACTGTACAAAACGATGGCGGCGAACACATAATGGCTAACGTACCGATGCAACTCAACGACATCCCACTGGTCTATGCTGGGCCCTCTAAATCAGGACGCCCGCGCTACGTCAGGGCATACGAGGTGATGGTAGATCAGTTTCCGTATCCCAAACCGTTCATGCGTGCAGCAGCGATTCATTGGATCAAAACTCAGCTTCTCTGCACTGAGCAACAGGCGCACTACGCCTATTATCAGCTCTACGACTTGGGGTACATTCAGCGCGCTTAGGTTCTCCCCCAAGCCCCACCCCCTGGAAACGAACCTTGGTGGGGAAAGTCTCCTAACTGCGATCGCGACCCCCGGACACATCTGCATGAGAATGGAGATGTGTCTTTTCTTTGGTCTCAGCACTCTGCACCAAGATAGAACTCGGCACGCTAATTGCTAAGCGCTAGGACACGACTGCCCTTTATTATGCGCGCAGACGCGTAGCAAGGACCGTGCCAACTCGGCGCAAATTAATTTGCAAATAGTTTAAAAAATGACTTGCACGGTGCAACCGCTGTGCTATTGTTTACTCAGGCCAAGGCAATACCGCCTAGCCGCTAATACAGGTACACCGCCATGAAAACTGCATCTTCACCACGCGCCCCTAAAGTTGCCGCATTTATCGGCCCAGTATTTGCCGATGGCAGCATTAACGGCCCGGTTGTTGTGGACCACGCACCAAGCAACGCCATTATTGCCGCCGCGCTGGCCGACCCGGACACCATGGATTTTGGCAGCGGCGAAACAACTGCCTATGTGCATGTAGTGCCAGCCTTTAAATTGGCCGGTAAGGCCGCCCAGGACCGCGCCACCATGCAAGCAGGGGCCAAAACAGGTATGGGTATGGCTTGGCGCAGTGTGGCCGCCCCAGCTACTAATACGCGCCTTGTAGCACTGGCCCAGTTGCAAGCACTTGGCGATACGTTTACCGAAGGCGAAGCGCTCGCCGCACTGGCGCAGATTAAAGCCAAACTCGGCAGCGGCACACCACGGTCTTATTGGAAGGCTTTCACCACTAGCGGCTACATTGCTCAAGCCTAACCACTACGCACGGGGCCTCCGGGCCCCAAGGATGTGTGAAATGTGCAAATTAATGGGCGCCGTCGCTATCTACACCATCGTGCTATGGGCTGCGTTCCTAGCACTACGCGGATACATGCAACGGCCAAGACATAAACACTAGACGCCCAGCGCGTCGCACCAAGCCCCTTTATTGGGGCTTTTTGTTGTGTTGGATTAAGCACTGGGCGCCCAGTACCGTGGTGTACCTTTTTTACTGTACCCGGCGCGTGGCGCCACGGTACAGTGGCGGGGCTTTTGCTATGGTCGTGTTGGGCCCAATAGGCTGGGCCCATGATGGTGTACCGGGGGCTGGGTACTGTGTACCGTGCAGGGCCGATGGGGGGTACAGCGCGTAGGTGCCGTGGCGCAAGGCTCGTGGTGTTGTGTACCTTTGTGTACCCTTGTTTGTAGTAAGTTATAATGTAAAAAATAGTACTGTATGTATAACCAGTAGTGTAGCACTACGCGCCAGCCATAATACTTTGCTGGGCTGTAGGGTACACCAATTAGGGTACACCCCGGCGCGGGGCCCAACGCGCCACGCGCCACGCCCACCGAACCTAGCACCCAGCCTCCACGCCCCTAGAGCCTAGCGCCACGCCACGCAATGCCAAGCACCTAGGCAACCCTAGCGCCTAGCGCCTAGCGCGCCCTATACGCATCTACAGCCAAGCACCCTCCTCGATAACCGGCCATGAACAGATGCATCACTAGAGTGCAAGGTCGCTCTTACTTGGTGCTCAGCGCTCAGCACTGGGGCGATACGTTATAATGTAACGACCGCTGAGAGGGTGGTCACGCGGCGCTCAGAATCAACCCCCCACCCCCTATGAACCAAAAGTGGGGGGCCAAGCACTCGGGTCTCAGGCGCCACGCACAAAATGTGAAGTTTCAAATCACTAGTGCCACCACGCGCTGAGAGCTTGGTGCTGAGAGCTTGGTGCTGAGAGAGTGGTGCTGAGAGCTGAGAGAGTGGTGCTGAGAGGTGAATACCACTGTATGCCCATACAGTACTCCGCACCATGCAACAAGCGTGCCAACGCAAACCGCTTGCGCACGCGCCCATATCCATGCTACTATGCACCCACCATCTAAGCTCCACGCCCCATATAGCGAGACGGTCATGGCAAAACAGGGCCCACAAGACGAAGAGAAATTCCGGCTAATGGAGAATCTTCAATCCCGTTTGACGGAACGTCAGATGGCGAAGATTACGGCCCCGAACGTGACGAAGATGTTCACGCGGAAGATGATCCAGGATGCATTTCTTGAAACTTTCGAATTAGTAGGTGGCGTGTCGCGCCTCGCTATATGGGCGAACGACCCTGAAAATTACGAGACGTTCCTTCGTCTACTTATGATATTGGCCCCTAAAGAATCGAATAACAAAGTGGATGGTGGGAAGACCATCGAGTATCGTAGTATGGTGCCGCCATCTAATCTGAACCAGAACACCAAAAAGAAGTCTCCGCTTACGGTGATCGACGAGGATATCACCGATGTATGAGGATATTCATGATGACTGTCCGTCATTCATTCTGAGTCCTTATCAGCTTCGTGATGCGCGCGAGTTTCCTCTCGCTCACTCGATGTGCTACGATTTCCACGCTCGTGCTGAACGCTTCGCTGTGATGGTCATGCACCGTCGAGCGGGTAAGACAGTGATGTGCATCAACGACATCATTGATAAAGCGATACAAAACGAACTGCATATGCCACGATATGGATACGTGGCTCCATTCTATAAGCAGGCTAAAGAGATCGCGTGGAATTACCTGAAATTCTACGCGGCGCCGCTTATTGAAAAGATCATGGAATCCGAACTCAGCGTCCTACTCACAAATGGGGCGCTTATTCGCTTGTACGGTGCTGACAATCCGGACTCCCTCCGTGGTGTTTATTTCGATGGCATCGTACTAGACGAATTCGGTGACATGGCCCCGCGTCTATTTGGTGAGGTCATCGCTCCTACGATAACGGATCGGAAGGGCTGGTGCGTCTTTATTGGCACGCCAAAGGGCCCGAACCACTTCATGGAGCTTTGGGACGACGCGCAAGATGATCTGCGCTGGTTCAAAAGGATGCTTCGTGCGTCGCAATCAGGCATCATCGATGCTGATGAACTAGCGCTGATGGCAAATCTTCCAGGTTCTGATGAAAGTACCTTCCGCCAAGAATTTGAATGTGATTTCCATGCGGCTATCCGGGGAGCCTACTACGGACAGATCCTCAATGCGCTGGAAGCCAAGGGGCATATGGGATCATTCCCGTGGGATCCAGAACTTCCGGTCATTACCGCGTGGGACATTGGTTATAGCGATGATACTTCGATCTGGTTTATCCAGACGAATGGTAAAGAGTTCAAAGTGATTGACTTTTTCACGGCTAGTGGGCTGAGCGCTGATGATGTAGTGGATATTCTCCAAGAGAAACCCTATATGTACGGTGATTTTGCCCTCCCACATGACGCCAAGAACAAGTCGTTCCAGACTGGTAAGTCCACCGTAGAGCTATTCCGAGCGCGTGGCATGAAGAATATACGAGTCGTAGCGCGTCTATCCGTGCAAGACGGTATCCAAGCTGTGCGGAAGACTCTACCAAATGTCTTCTTTAACACTGATAATGAAGATGTTCGTCGCGTCGGTCTAGGCGCTCTGCGCATGTATCAGCGCGAATGGGACGATAAGGCGCGCAAGTTCAAGGAGGCCCCAAAACACGATTGGAGCTCCAACCCTGCGGATGCCTTCCGGATGTTCGGGTGCTTTATGAACCCAACAGCGACGAAGCGTAACTCAGGATCACTACAGACACACCAACCAAAGTCCGAGATCGTCAGTAATGTGATGCACCTCGAGGCTCTTTTTGCTGACCGTGAACGGTCCAAATCTGGGGGCAATAGGATATGAGCAAGGACTGGATGGACCAGATCGAAAAGTCGAAGAAATTCAAGGCTAAGTCGGTCACGCACGGTCGTAAGGTATACGCGCTGTACGAAGATCAACGCGATACGAACGCGGCATGGGTCAAGAAGGCGAACTTCTTCTATGCCAACGCTAACATCCTGAAGGAGTCGCTTTTCAATAGTCTCCCTAAGCCTGATGTTTCTCGGATGCAGAAGGGTAACTTCCTGGATGACGCGAGTCGCGTGGCGGCGTTGATCATCCAGCGTGGCCTGACGTACGAAATCAAGTGCGCTGAGAGCTTCGATGAGGCGATCAAAGCGGCCATTCTTGACCGCCTCGTACCGGGCATGGGCCAAGTCTGGCTACGGTTCGAAGTAGAGGAGGCTCCGGATGCCGAAGCCGTAGAAGGTGACGACACTGGCGGCGACGAAGTTGATGTAGAAATGCAGAACGAGCAGGAATCTGGGCCCATTGCTGGCACCGAGAAGATCTGCATTGAGCACGTCTTCTGGGAAGACTTCTACTATCAGCCAGCGCGCCTATGGTCTAAGGTCACTTGGATCGCCCGCAAGCTCAATCTCACAGAAGCTGAGATCAAGGAGAAATGGGGCGAAGATGCGATGTCTAAGGTGGGAAGCGTCAACAAGAAATCTGACGATACCCTCACTCCGGACGAGATCAACGAAGATAAATACACCGTCTACGAGATTTGGGACAAATCCACTCGTAAGGTGATCTTCCATGGTGGCGGTGAAGAGCCATTGTCTGAAACAGCTGATCCGTACAAACTGAAAGACTTCTATCCATGCCCTATGCCGTTGATCGCGAACGTCACCACGAACAAATTCTTGCCTGTTACTGACTACCACATCAGCCAGGACCAGTACGAAGTCCTGAACGTGCTGTACGCCCGCATCAACTTGATCATTGAAGCGGTCAAAGTGGCGGGGATCTACGATTCGCAGTCCATGGAAATCCAGCGTATGCTGTCTGGCGCTGAAAACCGCCTGATCCCATGCGACAACTGGGCCATGATGGCTGAAACGGGCGGAGTATCGGGCCATATTGAGTGGTATCCGGTAGAAAAGATCGTGATGGTGCTGCGCGAACTCCAACAGCAGTTCGAAGCCGCTAAATCGATCCTTTATGAGATCACAGGGATGAGCGACATCCTTCGTGGTGCGTCCAACCCGTATGAGACCAAGGGGGCCCAGCAAATCAAGGCTCAATTCGCGTCTGTGCGCATGAACGGCTACCAACGGGACATCGCGATCTTCGTGCGTGACATCCTGCGCATCATGTCAGAGTTCATGTGCCAGCTTTATAGCGTGGAAAAGCTGCAAAAGATCGTAGGTCAGCTTCCTCCTCCTGATATGCAGTTCGCTGAGCCAGCGCTTGCCATCATTCGTGACGATTTTGCTACGATGTACAGCGTTGATATCCAAGCGAACAGCCTGACGCAAGCAGACTGGGCCCTGGAGAAGGAACAGCGCATGGAAGTAGTCCAAACGCTGGGGCAAATGCTACAGGCAACAGTAGGTATGGCCGCGCAGGCGCCGCAAATTGTACCATTGGCGGTGCAAATGATTAAGTTCGCCATCGCCGGGTACAAAGGGGCCTCCGAATTCGAGGGTTACGTCGATCAGATCCTTGACGACATGCTACGCGAGCAGCAGCAGGCCAAGGCGAATCCTCAGCCTAAGCCACCATCGCCAGAAGAGCAGAAAGCTCAGGGCGAAATGCAGAAGCTCCAGATGGAAGGCCAGATGGCCCAACAGCAATTCGCGTCTGATCAGCAAATGGCTCAGATTGAAGCGCAGATGTCTGGCGAGAAGCTACAGGCCGAGATGGGCATTAAGCAGCAGGAAGCTGAGATGAAGCTGCAAATGATGCAAGCTGAGCTAGCTCATAAAGAGCAGATGTACTCGCTAGAAGTTCAGATTGAGATGTTGCGGCTGAAGGTGGAAGAGGCTCAAGCTCAATTGGCCATATCCTCACAAGCTGCTAGCAACACTCTGGATATCCAGCACGCCCAACAATCCCATGATGTAAAAATGCAGCAAGCCGCTGCTAAACCTACAGGAAATAAATGATGCCCATTTATACCTCTGAGTGCCCAGAGTGTGGACTTCGGTTCAACGAGTATCGTAGCGTGGCTGAATACCGCGCTACACCGAAGTGCGAGGCTTGCCACGGGCCCACGTTCAATGTTATGCTGGAAGCGCCACAAGCGTTCGTAAAGGGTAAGTTTGAGCCGTTCATTAGTTCGGTTGATAGGACTTTGATTAGCACTCAGAACGACCTCAACGAGCATAATAAAAGAAATAACGTAGTCAACGTTCACGATGGGTACAGCGAGCGGGAGTTGTTTGATAAAATGAGCGCCCCGCGAGATACGCCCAAAGTAGATAAGAAAGAAGTGGCAGCGGACATCGCTGAATCAATTAAACAGGTGCAGGCCGGATACAAACCGACCATAGAGGCTCAAGATGACTGACAGTATTCGCGAAGATATGGAAGCCACCATCAGAGAGTTGGAAGGCAAAGAGGAAACAGTCGTAGAGACTGCGGCCAAGCTTGAGCCCGAAGTCAAGGATCCAGAGCCCGTAGTGGAAGAGGGCAAAGAGCCTGAAGCCAAAGAGCCTGAGGAAGAGGGCAAAGAGCCCGAAGCCAAAGAGCCTGTAGAAGAAGAGAAGACAGATCCTCTTCTGGTACAGGACAAGGCTCCATCCGGCTGGACTCCTAAAGTGCGCGAGCAGTGGGCCACCATCCCGAAAGATGTACGGGATGAAATCCTACGCCGTGAAGATGCGTCGGCTCAGGGGGTTCGCAAGCTGCAAGAAGAGACAGCCCCGATGCGCGGGTTCGTGCAGCAGCTTGATCCTTTCATCAAAGAGGCGATCAATAATGGCGCTAATCCAGCGCAATACATCGGGAACGTCATGGCGGCTGAGCGCGCTCTCCGTGCTCCTTCGCAAGATGATCGTTTCGCAGCCCTGCTCAATATTGCAGATCAGTACGGCATACCCCTTCGTGAAGTCATCAACGCCTCGGTAGGCCGAGAAGTGCTTCAGAAAGCGGCCCCAAGCCAGCCATCCGTTCCGCCGGAAATCCAGCGTGAACTGGAAGAGTCCCGCAAGTGGCGTGAACAGCAGTCCATGGAATCAACCAACCGTGAGATCGCAGCGTTCAAGTCTGGTAAGGAATTCTTCGATGACGTGGCTCCGTATATGGCGAACCTGATGGAAGCCGGGGCGGCCACAACTCTACAAGATGCGTACGACCAAGCTATCTGGGCCGTACCAACTGTCCGTGAAGTTCTTCTCGGGCGTCAAGGTAAGACCAACGCCACCAATGACTTGAAAGAGAAACAGAAGGCAGCAGCCGCAGCCGGTATCAAGTCTAACGACACAATCGGCGTCAAAACCAAGAAGAAAGACGGGGAAGATGAGTCGTCCTTGGCGGATGACATTCGAGAAGCATTTGCGGCGCAGGCCGGTCGCACTTAAATAGGGGATAGGGTCATGGCAGATGCCACCGAAGAAATTTTCCGAAGGCTGGCAACTCTAGAGAAGGAAACTTACTCTATGACCCGTCAACTTAATGCTATCGAAAACGAAAAGCCTATCCAGCGCCTGAGCATGGTGGAGATGTCTGTTAAGCAGATCGCAACTGACCTGCTTAGCATGGAAAAGATAAGTGTTGAGATGTCGGAGAAGTTGACCAAGGGTATAGATGATCTCAACACTCAGGCCGCTGTATCACGGGCCCAGATGAAGTGGATCGTCAGCCTTGGCATAGCCACACTAGCCATGATAAACGCTTGGCCGGTCATACGTGAAATGCTGAAGGCGCTTGTATCATGAGAAAGTTAGCTGATAGTGACATAAAAGATGCAGCCGTGGCGCTTGGGGTTGATACAGCAGCGGTGCGGGCTGTGACCGAGGTTGAAGCTCCGGGCGGGGGGTATTACGATGATGGTAGGCCGAAGATCCTATTCGAAAGGCATGTCATGTATAGGTTGTATAAGACCAAGTTCGGTCAAGCAGCGGTGGACAAGGCTGCATTCATGTATCCTGAGATCTGCAACCCCAAGCCGGGGGGTTATGGCCCCAGCCTTGACCAGCCGATTCGCATGGAAAGTGCTGCGAAGTTACTCGATCGTGACTGCGCTTTGCAGGCGGCTAGCTGGGGAATGTTCCAGATTATGGGCTACCACTGGAAAGACCTAGGTTATATCTCATTGCAGGCGTTTGTGAACGCAATGTACGCCAGCGAAGGTGCACAACTACAGGCGTTCGTGGCCTTCATTGAAGAAAACCCAACGCTTCATAGAGCGCTAAAAGAACTCGCTTGGTCGACGTTCGCTCAGGGCTACAATGGCCCCGACTACGCGAAGAACAAGTACGACACTAAACTCGCTACAGCGTACAGGAAATTCCAGGGGGCATAATGTTCATCTTCCAGTGGTTATTTCTCTTCCTAAGTGACGTAATATTCGTCACTCTGGGCCCTATTATGGTCGCGCTAGCGCTACCTTTCGCCAAGGATGACTTCAGTGTTAGTGATCACAGAGTCATCAGAAACCTGCCAAAGTGGGCGTATTTCTGGGGAAATGACTTCGATGGCAGCCTTGGGGACAAGCATGGATGGTGGGCAGCCAATACCCCCTTCGGATGGAAAGTTGATTCATTTATGGCTCAGTGGTGGTGGCTAGCAATACGCAATCCAGCTAATAACATGCGCATGTTTTCGTGCTGGTCGGCCCCAGTGGCCGGAGCAACTTGCTCATTCAAGGGAGACGCAGCCGTAGCGGATAGTCCTGGGCGTGGTGGTTGGCAGTTCGTTACCTTCTCCTACCCGGATAAATTCTCTAGGTATGGCTTCTATTTAGTCAAACAGCTGAGCGCAACTCACGCATTCGTCATTCGTCTGGGCTTCAAGATAAGCCCGGATTTGGTGGGCACTGACGAACAGCCGAAGGGATACACCTTCAAAATCAATCCTGCAAAGAATATAGGGTGATATATGATTCCCATCGCGATCGTCAGCGGTCTGTTTGACATAGGTAAGAACCTGATCGATAAGCTAATACCGGACCCAGCGGCGAATGCTGCGGCCCAACTTGAGCTCATGCGCTTGGACCAGAATGGTCAGTTGACGCAGCTACAGCTTCAGATGTCCGCTATTCTGGCAGAAGCTAACAGCACTGACCCATGGACTTCACGTGCTAGACCATCATTCATGTATCTATTCTACATAGTAATTTTAGCTATGGTAGTCATAGCTCCTATGGTGGGCATATGGTTTCCTCTATCAATGGATATGTTTTTTACAAATGTGAGTAAGGGGTTCAATGCCATCCCCAGTGAATTATGGACCACATTCACTATAGGGTATGTAGGATATTCTGCTAGTAAAACTTACGAACAGACTAAGGGGGCTAAGAATCCTGGAAAGTAAATTCCCCGAAGTATTTTTCTTCGGCAGCCGCCCTAGCTTTTAGAGCGGCTTCTTCGTTTTCGAAACTCCCTAAGTGTATTGATTCTGCATTGACTTTTATGCGGGCATACCACTTATTTCTATCCGATCTGAAATACACTCCAGCCAATGAGCACATAGATCTATTCATACTATTCTGTGATCTAGTGGCTAATCTCATATTATCATCTATATTATTTAGACCATTTGTATCTTTATGGTCTATTTCGTATCCTTCAGGTATAGAGCCATGTCTCATTATCCACATTACTATATGTAGCATATAGCTCTTATCATTAATGGAAACCCTTAAATACCCCTTCCCAGCATTAGAACCAGCTTCCTTTCCCACGGATCTACCCCTAGACGGCATCTTCCATACTAGATGTGTCCCCATATCATGAAACATTTCTAATAGTTCATCTTGGCTAGGATATTGGCGCTTCATGGTAAAACCCTGTTTATGCGGTAAACCACCATAACGTGCTTGTATGTTCTGCGCAACTGCTATATACTAATGCCACCTACCTCCTTTGTACGCCGCTAACCGGCCTCTACATCAGGCTAACCCTCTAGACGGAATAGGCAAATAATCACTTTCTAGAGGAACGCCA